CCTCCGAAATTCTCCGGGGGACAATTTTTGGGGTCTTTTTTACCCCCAGAAGTGCCCTTTTTGGGGGCTTCTAAGGGGCGTTGACGGCTTGAAAACCTCCTTTCTTACCCGTAATGTGTGGTTTCTGGTTCTCCTCCTTATAAAAAGTGTATTGGCTGGTACATCTTTTGCACGTAAGCTCGTCAACGCTCGCTTAAAAGCCCCTGAAAGACACTAAAAAGGAAGGTAATTATGCCAAAAAGAGAACCAAAACCACTTAAGAGGAAGAAAAATAGAGGATCAATGACTCCAGAAGAGAGGGAGAATATGTGTACCAGCCTTGCATATGATCTCGTTGAGCAGCGTTTAAGAGACGGAACTGCCACTGCAGCCGAAACTGTTCACTTTCTTAAGCTTGGATCCTCACGGGAAAAGCTAGAGAGACAGTTAATGGAACAAAAACGAGAGTTGGAAGCGGCAAAGACAGAGGCATATGCTTCTAGTAAGAATAGTGAAGAGCTTCTCAGAGAAGCTATTAAGGCTTTTACATCTTATAGAGGTGCTGGTAGTGACGAAGACGAAGAGTTCTATTAAAACTTATTCAGAACTTGTCAAAATACCTACGTTTAAGGAACGGTTCGACTATTTGTATATAGGCGGATCTGTCGGTTCTTCAACTTTTGGAGCAGAGCGGTATCTCAATCAGATATTTTACAGATCGGATCAATGGCGAAAGCTAAGAAACGAAATCATCATACGTGACGATGGTTGTGATCTTGGTATTCCAGGAAGAGACATAATAGATTCACGATACATTCGGATACATCACATAGATCCGATTACAATAGATGATATTCGAGATCATACACCAAAACTTTTGGATCCAGAAAACTTGATCACCTGTCTTTGGCAGACGCATCAAGCTATTCACTATACTGGATGGGATGGAACCATACATGATCCTGTTACCCGTAGACCAAATGATACATGTCCATGGAGGTAACTATGGATGATATTATACTAGACTCTGTTAAGGATAAGATAGCAGGTGGATCGATCCATGAGCATTTCGATCAAGAACTAATCGACGCAATAAACGCAGCCTTTGTGGATCTTAGACAGATCGGAATCGGACCTGCCGATGGATTCGCACTCTCAGATGGTTATGAAACTTGGTCCAGCTTTCTAGGTGAGAATCAGTCAATGCAGGAAAGCGTTAAAACTCTTGTTGCATTAAAAGTTCGTCTCATGTTTGATCCACCGACTAATGCTTCTGTAAAAGAAGCTATTGAAAAAACCGTTGACAGACTTGAATGGCGTCTTAATGTCAACTATGAAATTGGCGTTTAACGTCTGCCACAAAAATTTATAGAAAGGAGGCAGATGCGAAAATGCCATGGGACATTATAGTAACGATCATTTGCACAGTATTTGCTTCGTCTGGTTTCTGGGCTTGGCTCATGAATAAACAGGCTAAGAATAATGCCGAGCGTCGAATGATCCTTGGAATAGGCTACAGATCTATCTGTGACTTATGTACGATCTACATAAAGCGTGGGTACATTAGTCATGACGAGTATGCAGATCTTAAAAAGTATTTGTACGAACCATACCGTGAACTTGGCGGAAATGGTACATGCGAAAGACTGATGAGAGAAGTAGACAGTTTACCAATTAAGGAGGGTTAAAATGGAGAAGCTTTTCTTTGACTTACTGTATTGCGTTCTTTATGGCGTAATCATATGGGCGGCTCATACCATCGTTAGAGATGTCCTTCCCTTTGTTCGAGCAAAGCTTGCGTCAACTCAGTACAGCTGGGCAGCAGAGATCATTGAGAATACTGTCCGTGCGTATGAGCAGTTGATTGTTGGTCCGAACATGGGTGAAGAGCGGTACCGTTTGGTCATCGAGCAAGTTACTAAGGAGCTCAACAAGCTTGGTATTGAGCTCACCAGTAATCAGATCATGACACTTGTAGAGGCAGCTGTTCAGGTTATGAATTCCGAGAAACTTGTTGTTGAACCGCTTGAACCGCATATAGGTACAATAGAGGAAAAACCGAATGAATAAAGAAAACCAGGCCGTTACAGCCAAAATAATTACTGGCGCTGAAACTGGCGGCCAGGTTTATGGAGCCGGACGATGGGATGATGTCAAAATACCAAAAATAGGTTTGGAAGTAACACTCACTCTAGGTGCTTATCAATTCTATGGAGAAGAAGGACGAGAGTTGCTGAGGATGATATATAAAGTAGATCCTTCACAATTCTCTATATATTTGCATGCTTGTCTTGACATGAGCTGGGTTGCGAATCAGTGGGTTCCGCCATATGAAATACGAAAACAAATAGCCAGCATTATCTCTTCTACGATCGGAAAGGCAAAGCAGGTAGAACTGTTCTGCCAGATTCAGCTCCCGGCTTACATTAAGCGGGCTGAGGAGTTCGGTGTGTTCGACGATAAGGCTCAGATGATGTGGGTTGAGATCGAGCATGTTGGTGGACTTAAAGCGGCTAAGAGGATATTTACAAGATGCGGCGGTGACTACTCTCTTGATAAAATCATGTGGGCACTTAAGTGTGATCAGGATGACCACAGTTCAGAGAACCAGGCAGGCGATAGACTTTACTGGTCTAGACATGTGTTCTGTCGCAATTGTATAGAGAAGTATGCTGTTGATTCGGACAGCTTTGATGGAGTTTATGTGGAGGTTAGTGACTGATGGTAATAGTTGGATCTGCAAGACACGATGAGAATTACGAATACTCAGGTGGTAGAGCTGGCGATCAGACCGGTAACGAAGTCGAGACTCAGGAATGGTACCTTCACCGTAAAGGCTGGAGAGTCCTTAGAGCCAAAAACACCAGAGTACGGGAACGAATTGCCGATAACATGGAATACGCCTGTGCTAATCCGCATATAGGTTATGATCAGGATCAGAACTGGACACTTTGGGATGTTGCGAAGGAAGTTGGTTTTGACTGTCGGTTAGTTACAACAAACTGTGAGACCGACTGCGCCCGACTTGTACGAGTTTGTGTTGCGTATGCCGGAATCATTGCTTCTGACTTTTATACAGGTAACGAAGCGTCAGCTCTTCTCGCAACCGGTGAGTTTGACGAGTATCCAATGGCCGCTACGAATCCGGAATTGCTGATGCGTGGCGACATTCTTGTTACAAAGACTCAGGGTCATACAGTTGTTGTTGTAAAACAGAGCAACCAGCCAGAATACGAAGATGACTTCGATGGCGTATATGTTCAAGTATAAGGAGAAATCAAAATGGCAGTAACTTATAAGCTTTCTACTATTAAATTCGGATCTACCGGCCCGCACGTTCTCCTTGTTCAGGAGATTCTTAAAGCCAGAGGATTCAAAGGCAGCGATGGTCAGCCTCTTAAGCTTGATGGAGAAGCTGGCGAGAAAACAATGTTTGCTATTGCATCCTACATTGAGACTCGGAAGAAGCAGGGCGCTGATCTTGGATCTCCGGATGGCTGGGGACCGAAGTGCTGGGGCGATCAGAACTGGCCTAAAGCATAAGGAGATAGAATGTTATCGAATACAGCTACACCGAAATATTATGGTAAGTTTAGAGATGCTGTAATTCGAGGCGAAATACCCGTTTGTCAAGAAGTCTCTATGGAGATGAATAGAATCGACGATCTAATTCGAGACCCTAGATATTACTATGATGATCTGGCTGTCGAGGGCTGGATACTTTACTGTGAAAACGAGCTAACATTAACAGACGGTAGAGATCTTAAGTTACTCGACAGCTTTAAGTTGTGGGGCGAACAATTATTTGGATGGTATTACTTTACAGAGCGAAGTATATATGAACCAAATCCCAATGGTCGAGGCGGACACTATGTCATAAAGAGAGAAAAAAAAAGACTAATCCTCAAACAGTATTTAATTGTTGCTCGAGGAGCCGCGAAGTCCATGTATGGTAGCACTATACAGAGCTTTATTCTAAACATAGACCCGTCAACAACCCATCAGATCACAACAGCCCCAACAATGAAACAAGCTGAAGAGGTTCTTTCGCCAATTAGAACTTCTATCACCAGGGCTCGAGGTCCTCTGTTTAAGTTTCTAACAGCCGGTTCTTTACAGAACACAACAGGAAACAGAGCATTAAGACAAAAGCTGGCATCTACAAAGAATGGCGTAGAGAATTTTATTACTGGTTCTCTTCTCGAAGTAAAACCAATGTCTATCGACAAGTTACAGGGACTTAGAGTCAAGTGTTCAACTGTCGACGAGTGGCTTTCAGGAACGTTAAGAGAAGATCCAATCGGTGCCATTGAGCAGGGTGCAGCTAAAGGTGGAATGGATGACTATATAATCATAGCCACCTCTTCAGAAGGAACTGTTAGAAATTCTTCTGGTGATGACATCAAAATGGAATTGATGTCAATTTTAAAAGGCGAGTATTACGCGCCGCATATAAGCATCTGGTATTACAGATTAGATGACATAAAAGAAGTAGCCAAGCCAGAAAAGTGGCTGAAGGCAAATCCTAATCTAGGAAAAACCGTTACATATGAAGCCTATCAGCGAGATGTTGAACGTGCTGAAAAAGCGCCGGCAGCTCGTAACGATATTTTAGCAAAGCGGTTTGGTATACCCATGGAGGGGTATACATATTTCTTTACATATGAAGAGACGATAGCTCATAAGAGAAGGAGCTTTTGGAACATGCCCTGTTCCCTCGGTCTCGACTTATCTCAGGGCGACGACTTTTGTGCCGCAACATTTCTATTCCCACTTTCACGTGGATATTTCGGCGTAAAAGTTAGAAGTTACATTTCTTCAAGAACATTCGATAAACTCCCAACTTCGATGAGAAACAAATACGAAGGTTTCATGAAAGAAGGAAGCCTTATTGTTTTAGAAGGAACTGTTCTCGATATGATGCAGGTTTATGACGATCTGGAACGGTTTATAGAAGAAGCAAAGTATGATGTTTGTTGCGTCGGATACGACCCTTATAACGCAGCCGAGTTTATTCAACGTTACATAACTGAGAATAGCGAGTTCGGTGTTGTAAAGGTGCCGCAGGGTTCGAAAACGGAATCCGTTCCGCTTGGAGAACTAAAGGACATGGCAGAAGATCGTATGCTTCTATTCGACGAAGACCTTATGAGTTTCTGTATGGGTAACTGCATCGTAATAGAAGATACAAACGGTAATCGAAAGCTGTTGAAGAGACGTTACGATGAAAAGATTGACAATGTGTCTGCGTTAATGGATGCATATGTTGCTTATAAACTGAATAAGGAGTCGTTCGAATGAGTTCGTTAGCACATCATGGAGTTAAAGGTCAGAAATGGGGTGTTCGCCGTTATCAGAATTATGACGGAACACGAACCAGCGAAGGACGAAAGAGAGAGAAACAAAATCGCATCGCTAAAAGCAACGAAGACGTTCGATCTATATATACTACCCTTTCTGACAAAGATTTGGATTTGTTAGGATACAATAAAAAAGAAATATCATCCATGCGCAAAGATGATTTCCATGGACAGATAGGTACTTCGCATCTTGGGACAATACATCGAATTGTAAAGAAAGATAAAGCGGGAACGCCTGTAGCATATGTTGATGCCACTTCTTTCAGAGGGAATGACTTAGAAACAGGTAAAAAGATAGCTAACATAATAAATTTGGATATTGCGACTAGAGCCGGTCAGGAATACCGCGGAAAAGGATATGCGATCCATGTTGGTAAGCAGATGGTACGGTGGTTCGACCAATATGGCTATAAGGATTATAGTCATATGGAGTGGTTCGCTAAAGCTGAGAATATTGGTTCGCAGAAAACCGCTGAACGTATCGGATTCAAGAGAATGAAGTATGCTGATGGGACACCTAATGATGGATCAAATGGTTGGATCGGCTATTCTTATAGACACAATATTAAACACTCATCCATAGGAGGAAAAGCTATGCAAAATCAAAATGGAAGTTTTCTTCCTATAAATAATGGTCATCTTATTGTGGGTGACAATTCTTCATATCTGGCTCATCATGGAATTCTTGGTATGAAGTGGTATCAGCGTAGATTTCAGTATCCAGATGGTTCTTTAACGCCTCTTGGTAGGGTCCATTATGGTTATGGTAAATCAGCAAAAGATTATGCTTTAGCTGGTGCGTGGGTTGCTAAAGAAGCTGCTGTTTCTGGCGCAAAGACTGCTGGGAAAGCCGCTAAAACTGGTGCCACAAAGTTAGTCGAGGCTAAGCGGAAAGCCGATGAAGGCAATTTCCAGCGTCGTAAGAGAGAGGCAGCGAAGACGGCTGAGGGCGTTGCCAAGAATCCTGAGTACTTCACAAACGAAGAACTTAAGTCTTTGAACGACAGATTCAATACAGAGTCTCAGATCAGGGATAAGAGTTCTAAAGAGCATAAAGAGAAGAAAAACTATCGAGAGATGATAGCTGATGAAAAAGCTCGTGAAAAGACTCAGAGAAAACTCGAGAAAGACGCAAAGAAGAAAGCCAAAGAAGACGAGAGAAAGAAAGAGATCCTTAATGAAGGACCGGAGGCTCTTCTTAAGAAAAAGAATAAAAAGCTTTTTACGAATGCGGAGCTTGATGAGGCTCGTGCTCGATTTGACAAAGAGGCGGCTATTCGTAAACAGCAGCTTGATAAGAGTACTGAGGAGTCACGTGCTAGTATAGAGAGAGCTAAGAATTACATAGATGTTATCGATAAGGCGTTCAAAGCTGGCAAAACCGCTCTTGAGTTCGGCAAGGCTGCTGATGACTTTGTATATCTTGCTAAAGGACATCATCTCTTCAATAAGAATGATACTGCCGATAGACGTACAAAAGATAACAATAACAACAACAATAATAACAATAATAACAATAATAACAACAATAACAACAATAATAATAATGGTGGTGGAAAGCAGAAGGGTAAAAACAACAATAACGGACAACCGACACCAACGCCAACACCGACATCAACGCCACAAAAACAATCAACAAAGCCTACGCTTTCTCAGATTAGATCCGGAATGAATAATAAGGATAAAAAACAGGCCGACATCGTTGATGGTTTGTTTAACATTCTTGATGATAATACTTCTTCTGCGCCTCTTCAGCAGTATGCTTATAGATCTTTAAAGAATCTTATAGACGATCCTAGTACATCGAATGATGTTGACGATTATATTTATGAATTGATCGGTAAGGAGAACTATCGAGCATTCAGACATTCGGATTATATGATCGTTGACGGTTGCCTCATGCATTATGGTATACCAGGCCAGGAATGGGGAAAAAGACGTTTTCAGTATAAAAGCGGTGCTCTAACTCCTGCTGGTCGTGAGAGATATGGTGTTAAGAGTAGTGGATCCGTTGAATCTTCTGGCGGAGGAGGCGGTGGCGGACTCGCTGAAGAGGAAGAGGAAGAAGATCAGAACAAAGACAAGATCAAAGATAGCATCGACATGGGAATACAGATACTTGGGTTATTACAAGGTGTAAGTCTCCATGAAGGTGATCTCCAGGATCAGGTTTCGACGGCTTTCGACAATGGTGTAAAGAACGCTGTGGGAAAGATCGGTGGGCTTTTAAAGAAGGGTCGCGACAACCTTAATAATAATTTGCATCTTATGAGTCATAAGAAACCTCAGTCTAGATTGGCTGTTCCGGACCAAACTTCGTCATCCAGAGAGCATATTGTTGGTCGACAGAAGAACGTTCGATCCGGAAAAGGCTCTATAAATGTTCACGGTCCTGGACGAAATAAGAGCACGTCACAAAGAGGCAGTGGTTCAACAAGAAGTTCCAGAGAGCATATTGTCGGTCGACAGAAGAACGTTCGATCCGGAAAGGGTTCTGTTATAGTCAGAGGAACAGGTAGACAAAAGACAACTTCTCAGAGAAAAAATCAAAATGGCGCATGGAGGTAATAACCAATGGGACTATTGAATAGATTATCGCATGCTTGGAATGCCTTCATGGGACGGGATCCGACATGGCATAGAGGTGAATATGGGAACGCTCAGAGACCGGATAGAAAACGTTTGAATTATGGTAATGAACGTTCTTTTGTTGGCGCGATCTATAACAGAATTGCGATTGATGTCGCTGCCATTAGAGTTGAACACGCTCAATTAGACGAAGAAGGACGTTATAAAGAGCCGATTAAAGATAGTTTAAACGATTGTTTTTCATTGGCTGCAAACGTCGATCAAACAGGCAGAGCATTTATGCAGGATGTCGCTATGTCTCTTATGGACGAAGGCTGTGTTGCCATTGTTCCAACAGATTGTGACGTTGATCCCGGTTATACTGGATCATATAACATTTCTGAACTTCGAGTAGGGAAGATCGTTGAATGGTTTCCAGAGGAAGTTCGGGTTGAACTGTATAATGAACGGGTCGGGAGAAAAGAAGAAGTATTGGTTAAGAAATCCTATACAGCAATCGTAGAGAATCCCCTCTATCAAGTAATGAATCAGTACAATTCGACATTGCAGAGATTGATAAGGAAACTCAACTTGCTGGATAGCATTGATGAACAATCTGCTTCTGGGAAACTTGACCTAATTATTCAGTTGCCATATTCTGTGAAGTCTCCGGCGAAAAGAGCATTGGCAGCCGATAGACTGAATGACATAGAACAGCAGTTGTCTGGTTCAAAGTACGGTATTGCATACATTGATGCAACAGAGCACGTTACTCAGCTTAATCGAGCTGTTGAGAATAAGCTTTTGAACCAGATCGAGTACTATACAAATATGGTATATAGTCAGCTTGGCATTACTCAGGCTGTATTTGATGGAACAGCAAAGGAAGAAGAAATGCTGAATTACTATAATAGGACAATAGAGCCTATTATTTCAGCGATCGTCGACGCTATGCGATGGAAATTCCTTACACCGAATGCGAGGACAAGGGGACAGTCTATAGTGTTCTTCCGTGACGCATTTAGGTTAGTGCCTGTTAACCAGATGGCTGAGATTGCTGATAAGTTCACAAGAAATGAGATTCTTTCTTCTAACGAGGTACGTCAGATCATCGGTTATAAACCTTCAAATCAGGAAGGCGCTGACGAGTTAAGAAATAAGAATCTTAACAAAGAAGTAAACGAGCAGACGATGCCGGCAACAAGCGATGAAAATAAGGAGGAAAATCAAAATGGCATTTAAGTACGATTTCGCCGGATGGGCGACAAAGTACGACATCAAATGCACCGACGGTCGAACAATTCGGCATGGCGCATTTAGTGGTTGCAATGGTAGACAGGTACCACTTGTCTTCCAGCACAATCACAATGATATTTCTAATGTGTTAGGAAAAGTTCTTCTCGAGGGAAGACCGGAGGGTATGTATGCCTATGGTTCCTTCAACAGTTCGGATAAAGCCGAATCCGCACGAGAAGCAGTAGCTCATGGTGACATTACAGCTCTTTCTATCTTTGCCAACAGGCTTAATGAGAGAGACGGTAATGTGTATCATGGTGACATTAAAGAAGTCTCTCTTGTTCTTGCCGGAGCAAACGAGGGAGCAGTTATTGAATACCCGATCATAGAACATTCAGATGGAAGTTGGGAAACAGACTGGGGCGCTAGCGAAGCTGTTATCCAGATGTCTTCCATCAGCGAGTGGCTTGATAACGCTGGAGAACTCACAGACGATGAGGTTAATGTTATTATGCATGCCAATAATAAAGACGACGATGGTGATGATGGCGATGATGACAAAGAGTCCGCACCGAGCAAATCCTCATCTAAGAGACGTAGTGTGAGTGAGATTATTGAATCTCTTTCAGAAGAAGATCAGGAAACTATGTATCTGGCACTTGACTATCTAGCTGACCATGGATCTGAGATTAAAAAGGGGATCGCCGGCAGCAACAATAATAAGAGCGAAGGTGACTCTGTCGAGCACTTCGACGAAGGAGGAAATATGAAATACAATGTTTTTGAGGGCGTAAACGAAGCTGAAGGCACACTTTCCCATGCTGATTATCTGACCCTCCAGGAAGCAACAATCAACGATGCAAAGAAGAATCGCGGATCCATGAAGGAAGCTTTCCTTGCACATGCAGCTGAGTATGGTATTGAGTCTATCGACTACCTGTTCCCGGATGCAAAGAACATTAATGGTACAACACCGGAATT